CCGTACTGATGGGTGGTTTTGTATTTATTTCGTGAGTATGATTTGCAACGACACCTGGTGGATTTATTAACATTACATCTGCACATACCTTCGCATATTCAGTGCCTGGTTTAAATATAATTCCAGCCTTCATTAGTTCACCACAGTTCTTTAATCTTGCAATTTCAAAGTCTAATCTTTTATTTGCAACAGATTGATTCATTAATGCTATATTTGCTTCTGCTGCCTGTTTACATTGCTCTTGTAATTTCTTATCTAATGGTTTTGACCAAGTGGCAGATATACCCACTGATAATGTACTACTATCTTTTTGTCCTGTGCGGACTGGTTTATAATACAAAATTTGACCTGGATTATCGGGCACATCGTCATTATTTGCGTCTACGTTATTATAAACGGGATCCATCCATGTCTCTTCATAGGGACGTTTGATTGCAATATTTCCTGTTAGAAACGGTGTAACGTTCATGGTAGGACCTTGACACTGTATGCCATTTCCATAAGTATTCGTTATATACGGACCCTGTAAAACCTGTATAGCTTGATTTGTGACGCTTCCAGAACTGTTTGCCACTGGATTTGCTGTCGCAGAGACACCACCTATATCACTCGCAAATGTAGGTGATGCAGATCCTAACAAACAGATTGAAATCAGTTTGAGAAGGTGCTTGTTGTATTTGTGACGCTTTGTATAGTTGTTGTGCGTTTTATTATTGTGTGATTTGAAAGACCTGGACCAGAATAACTTTCTGTAAATTGAAAGGCTTCTCCTGGTGTTGTTATCGTGAAGTTTGGTTTGTTGCTTAGATCCAAGTTCGTCCATGTTGAAGTCACTCCATTTAATGTATTACTATTTCCTGTTGTATTCGGAGCAGAAATAGTATTCCCATCGTGGGATATATTTGTACCAGTTACCACATATTGATAACCAGTATCATAATTCATTGAATTAATAGTTTCAGTTACGGTAGATGTTGTCTCCGTGTTGCTGGTCATTGAGCCCTGGGTAAAATTAGGAACCACAGGAACAGCATTCGCAGTCCTCGCATTCGCAAGGGCAGACACACCCACAACAATCGCAAGTAATCTCTTCATTACTCATCATTGAACGGTCAACTCATTGACGAATTGGCCAGTCGCCACAGTACCAGCTCCGCCAGCTGTTATTGTCATCACACCCGCTGTTGTGATTGTTCCAGCTAAGTCACCAGCAGTTCCTGCCGCTGTTGATACTTGGTCTGAGAAGTTACTTACAGCACCGACTGATGGTGCAGATTGTGATACCGCATCACCTTGAATGTAGGTTTGGCTATAGCTGAAACTTGCACCTGGAACGTCTTGGGTAGCTGCTATAGTACCTGGTGCCATAACACCACTTGTGATAGTTCCTGCAGAAACTGTATTTACTGTTGTGCCATCTGTTGTATCAACACCATTTCCAGAAACAGAGTATGAACTTCCGATTCTTTCAACTTGTGTTGCAGCTGCATTCACTTGTAATTGAATACTTGAACTGAGTTTATGTGTAATATCCGCAAATGCAGGTGAACTAAAACCCGCAAACAATAATATAGGTAATAGTTTTTTCATCTGTAAATGTACCTATTGATATAGCTTTATTTAGCGTCCAAATATTTACATATTATAACATTAAATTAAAAGCTTGACAACTGTGGCAACATACACTATAGTATATTTGTTGGACGCAACATGGGAGTGACTGAATAAACTTACTGGCAACCGCTGGTTAAGGTGATGAGACACAGGTGGTGCTGCTACCGCAGGGTAGAACCGATCAACCAATCGGGTCTCAGGCAATGACGTATTTACTTACTGTAGTAATGCCCGTTATTTGTCGGTACACAGGAATCCGACCTCCCTCTTTATTTTAGATAGATACATGATAAACACAACAAATAATATGAAAATCTTTTTAGACACTGCTGATACTGAATTAATTAGAAAGTATCATGGAACAGGATTGATTGATGGAGTCACCACTAATCCAACTCTAATCATGAAAAGTGGTAGAGATCCAGAAGAAGTATATCAAGAGATTGAAGATATTGGATTGAGAGATATAAGTATGGAAGTGATGGGTGATTCAAATGAAATGATTGAAGAAGGCATTCGACTTGCTACAAAGTTTCCAAACTCTGCAACGATTAAAGTTCCTTGTACACCTGATGGATTACTAGCATGTGCTGAGTTATCCATGAAAAATTTGATTCGAGTTAATGTAACTTTAATATTTGATGTCGCACAAGCAATACTAGCTGCAAAGGCAGGAGCAACTTATGTTTCTCCATTCGTAGGTAGATTAGATGATAATTCAATTGCAGGTTTAGAACTTATTAAAGATATTGATACGGTCTATAGAGTACAAGCAATTCATAGAACAAGAATACTATCAGCATCAATTAGATATGTGAATAGTGTATCTCAATCCTTTGCAAATGGAGCTGATATTGTTACGATGCCTCCTGCAGTATTTGATAAAATGTATAACCATGTTCTTACTGATAAGGGGTTAGAGATATTTGAGAATGATTGGAAATCAACACAAACCGTATAACTTGACACAATTTTAATCTTGTGTTAAACTAAATACCATTACATAAAACGAAGGACTCGAAAGATCGTAACCCTGCGTAGAATGTACAACACCCTTGTCGGGGGAGTTGCCATCCGCAGGTTTTTTATTGCTTGCGAGATAAACAAAAACAAAAATGTCTATTAAGTCTAAAATTGCAGCAGTAGCTGCCTCTCCATTCCTATTCGCTGGTGCTGCATTTGCAGGCCCATATGTCAATTTGGAAGCAACTGGATCCTATCCTGATGGTGCATATACATCTGGTGGTCTAGAAGCAGTTGTTGGTTACGAAGGAGAAACACCCGGAGGAATTGGTTGGTATGTATCAGGTGGCCCAACAGTAACTCACACAGAATCATCTGACGAGTTCGGTGATGTTGAGTTAATCGGATACCTTGGTGGATCTTACGATAAGTTCTACGGAGAAATCTCTGGTGTAACAACTGCTAACGATGACATTGACTTCTCTGCTAAAGCAGGTGTTAAGTTCACTTTCTAAGTTATCAAATTAGAATATAATACAAAGACTCCTTTACAGGGGTCTTTTTTTATGCTAACATTTCAGCATGAGCGAAGTTGAATTTAAAAAACATAGAGTCTTTAGAGAGACTGAGGATGTTATCTTCTATGATATATCTGTAGAAGAATCAAATGCATCTGATTTAGTGGTGCATACTGGTACTGCTATATCTCCACCAGATGATGCTGTTGGTGCAAAACAATTTTATATGCATGAGTTTCAAGATGATTATAATAGAGTCGTACAAGGGGAGAGAACTTTTGAACTTGTAAACTTTACATGGAAGTATCCTTATCATATCGTGCATCTTAATCGTGCGAGTGGTGCTTTAGTCATACCTAAGAAAACTTATCATAGATCCGTATCAGGAGAGAATGGTTCGATTGTAATTAATCAAGCAAAAAGATATAAAGGATTTAATGCATCAGAGGAGTTCATACCTGTATCGTGTGCAGAGAATCATATGCTATACAAGATATTAATGAAAGAGAAGCCAGTTGTTCATACACTAGGTGAGTAAATGTAACAGTACTGTTACAACTAACACATAAACACAGGTATTTTTACCTGTTTTTTTTATGTTTTGATATCCTAATGTAAAGTTTCTTGACAAAACTTTATATTTCCTATATAATTATGTTACAGTTCTTTACAAAGCACAATGACAGTTACTACTGAATCAGGTGGAAGACAAAACGCTTTCCCTAATGAAACACGTCCTTACATAGATGAATCAGCATCTTATGAGGGATATCCACAGAATGCAGAAAAGGTTAATGGTCGTTGGGCTATGATCGGTTTCGTTGCACTCCTTGGTGCTTATGCAACCACAGGACAAATCATTCCGGGAGTATTCTAATGAATTACTGGAAAGAAGCAGAGCAAATCAATGGTCGTCTTGCGATGGCAGGATTCTTTGCACTCGTAGTTAACTACGGACTCACAGGTTGGATTATTCCAGGCCTATTCTAAGGAGACTTAGATGAAATTTCAATCACAATTCACAATTCAAAAAGAGGAAAAACTCATGACTCCAGAAGCAGAAAGATTTAACGGTTGGGCAGCAATGATTGGCTTCGTAGCAGCAGTCGGTGCATACGCAACAACAGGACAAGTAATCCCCGGTATTTTCTAATGACAGATAAAGAATCAAAAACAGTAGCAGAAAAACTTAATGGTAGACTTGCCATGCTCGGTATCATCGCAGGATTAGGTGCTTACCTAACAACAGGTCAAATCATTCCCGGTTTCGTGTAATGAAAAGACATCCTGTGCCATTTAAAGTAGTGCCATATATCTTTATGTTGGCACTAGGAACAAGCACTTTTACAAGTGTTTTCGCTTAAAACTTTACAAAACTAAATAATTATTCGCATATTTGTTACAAAACGTAAACAAACAAAATGATTGAACTTCAACTAGCAACAGACTCTTACCCAATATGGAAAGCCATTCTATGGTGCTTCTACCCAGTAAGTGCTCTCGTTGCTTTTGAATTATTCATGCGTTCATTAAATGACGATGACGATGATGATGGGGGTGATGGTGTTATGACTCCAGTTTATCAAGGAGCATAATGGATTTTGACCATCCCTATTGGAGATATGCGGAACTCATCAATGGACGTTTAGCGATGATTGGTGTACTAATTCTTTTAATCAAATGCCTCAATTAACTTTTTTATTTGTTATAGTTGGTTATGTTGCTCTTGACGCAGGGCAATATTTTTATTCTTAAAATTTAATAGCTGAGGAGCACAAGCATAAATGACTCAATTAGAAATTATTATTAATTCATTTCCACCGGGTTCTAGGGACTTGTTGGAATTCTGTTTCTTTGTTACTATAGGTGTAACAGCCGGTTCTTTAGGTTTATTATCATAAAAAAATGGATGATTACTCAGGAGATCAAATGAATCTCCGTCAACAAGCATTATTAGTTCTCTTCAAACACTTTGGTAAGGGAGATTATTCTAACACATCAATCTATGAATGTGCCGATGATTGGGTTAAAAAGCAATATACTACATCAGGACTTGTCAAATATTATGAAGCATACTATACTACAAGTGTTAAATAGTATTTAAAGCAATGCAAAAAATAGTAAATGGAATCGCTATTGCAAGTGGTGTTATCTCTCTCACCGTTGTTGGTACTGTTGGGTATGTATTCATACGCAAGGATGCGATTATCGAAAACATCAAAGGCAAAGTGATGGAAGCAGTTATGCCTGACATCGGTGGTGGTATCACTAATGCCATTCCTGACTTCACAGGCCCTGCTGCACCATTACCACAAGCAGCACCTTCAACTGGAGATTTTACTTTACCAACTAATCCTGCCTCGTAAGTTTTTAATTCAACACATAAGGGTGCTATATAGAAGTAGTCACATCTTATAATAATGGCAGAAGAAGTAAAAAAAGAGCAAGTCAAAAAGAAAGGCCCTCTTGATAAATTGAAAGAATTTTCTCATGACAAAGAAGAGCAGATGGAAATCTTCTCAACTTTTGTGAGACTTGGAATTTTGATTTGGTCTGGAGGGATTTTGACTTTGAACTATGTTGCTATCCCAAATTTCCCACAGAAAAATATTGATCCGACATTTATCGCTTCAGTATTCACAGGAGTCTTGGCTAGCTTCGGCATCCAAACAGCAAAGAATAAAAATGCTGCTAGTGGTGGTGGTGCAAACATATCTAAAAAAGATATGGAAATGTTAATTGCTAAAGCATCTGAAACTGCACCTGCACAAATAGTTCGTATTGAATCAGCACCAATTAAAATAGCACCTGACGCAAAATGAATAACATAAAGTGGATATCCATCGGAGTGGTTGGTAGTTTATTTGCAGTATCTCATCTGGGAATGATAGGATATATTGCTAGTAGAAAAACTGAAAGTCAGTTACCTAAGATAGACATTCCTGTAGGTGACTATACGTCATATGCTATATCAGCGACTAAGGATGGATATAAGTTAAGTTATCAAGCAAACGATCCGAAGACAGCATTCATTACTAAGGACATCAAAGAAAAAGGTGGTTTCTTAGGACTAGCAAATGAAACAACTAAGGTTACTGAAGAATACTTTATGGATGGTAAGACTAATCAGGGTGGTCCAGTTTCTAACCATAGATCTTGGATAGACTCACCATCTGGTTTAACTCAGGAAGAGGCAGCAAGGATAACTGAAATAAGAAAAAGTGAAGCCTGTATCAAAGCAATTGGAAGCGCAGAAGGAACTGGCAGACTGGTTGGGACTAGTGTTGGTGCTGCTGCTGCTCCTAGTGTTTCCTCTATTCCCTTTGTTGGTTGGGTTGTTGCTGGTTGGATAGCAATGTTTGGTGGCAACCAAGGTGCTGAGATAGGTGGTAACATGGCAGAGGATCTTAATAAGAATTGTTAAAGACAGGGTGTGGGATCCCACACTTACATGCGTATTTTTACCTAGTGTGTTATGCTAAATAATAATGTACTGGAGTTGAAACTATCATGTCCCATTACGTCATAGGTTATCATGACCTACAAAACAATCATTACGAAATCTGTGAATATGCAGATGATGCATACAACGCAATAAAACAAGCAAGAGAGGATCTGCCTAATATGAAGGCAAGTCCTCTTTCTTGCGAATACTGTATTAAGGAGGATTAAATGAAAAATTTACCAGTTAGATCTACAACCATCCTCTTTGGAGTTGTTATCTTAGCAGTCACCTATTCACCACTAATTGCTTATAGATGAAAAAATTTAATACATGGGTGCTAGACACCACCATCTACATCTTAGACTTTCTTTACAGAGGTAGAGACTTTCAAAGATTTTGGGTTCTTGAAGTAATTGCAAGAGCACCATACTTTGCTTTCATAAGTGTGTTACATTTTCGTGAATCTCTTGGTCTTAGAGGAGAGGATCATGTATACTTAATGAAGGAGCATTTTTATCAGGCATTAAATGAGACAGAACATCTGGAAGAGATGGAACTTAGGGAAGGCAATAAATATTGGATCGACAGGTTCTTTGCCAAGCATCTTGTTCTACTTTATTATTGGATCATGGTTGGGTATTATTTCATTGATCCTATTAATGCTTATGACATCAATATGAAGATTGAGAAACATGCATATGAAACTTATACAAAGTATCTTGCATGGAATCCTTTAGATACAAAGATTGCAGAGATAGCAGATGATGAACTAGCACATGCTAGAGAACTTCACAAAGCAATGTTATTGATAGCATGATTGTTTGGAGTATCATATGGATGATAACACTACTTGTTATGGCAGTTACAACTGTGATATACTACATAATGAGATATGACCTTTACCACCCAAACGATTAATGCTTTCTGCTTTACTTTTCAGTTCTAGTTTTCTTAACTTCATATTCTACATCTATGCAATAGGATTTGTAATTGCATTAGGTTTAGAGCAATGGTTGAAGTTTAGACCCCTATCTCCTGAGGAGACAATGAATGAGAGAAATATGTTTATTGTACAGAGCAATAGAAAGTATCTCTGGAGACAGACTTGGGTAGTCAACATCAATTGGTTTGCATGTAATGTGGGATTGTATTTTATCTCAAGAAACATGCAAACACCTGTGGATACATTCTGGGATGGAGCATTTTGATTAAGTATTTGGTAATACCATTAATGCTGGTTGGTTGTACAGCACCAGTTACACATCCACCTGCAGAGGCATGTAGTCC